AAAGAACTGGTGATGCAAAAACTTTTCAGTTCATGCTATCGATCCTTTCAGTATATCGCTCTTTTCCTGGTAAAGGAAAGTTGGAGCCTAAGGTTCTTAAGGTGATAGAGGACGACAACAATAAGATCAACGATGTTTTGAAGGCTTCGCCTTCTCTGCGTCGTGAATTCTTAAATGCTGCTCGAACTTATTATCGAAAATACGATAGTTCTAAGGGACACTCTGTCCTAAGAAACCCTAGCTTGTATAGTACGTCAGCAGGCTCAACAAGTCGCACGGAAGAAATTCCTACCGGCGAGTATCCTGTGTTTGATCCGTTAACTAAAACTTTAGTTCATAAAACTGAACGCGTTCGTCTAAACGCTTTGTTATGCGCAGAGACTGAAGCTCTTGCTCTTTCTCGCGACAAAGTCACTTATGAGGCTTGGCTTCATTGGTGTAGATTGACCGATCAGCTTGATCTTATAGAATTCTTTAACAGTTGTCTTGCAAACTGTACAGAGCAAAAGGTATTTCCCGTTAACCGTATTGGTTTTAAACCAGATAAGGGGACGAAAAATAGACCCTTCGCTGTTGTGAATTATTGGATACAGCTTTCACTTGGTGGTTTACATTCATGGGGTTATTCTGTCTTACGACAAGATGATGCCAATCATTGTTTTGACCATCGTGAGGCCTTTCTTAGTTGCGTTCGCTCTATCGACGGAAAAACTTATCAGGGTTGCCTTGATGAGACAGCTGCTACTGATCTGTTTCCTATTACTCCAATCTCTTGGAGTATAAGTTGTAGATTCGGCAGAAAAATCGGTGAAGCGTGGGAGTTACTCATGCAAAGTTTAACTTTTTACGTACCTAAATACAGGCCTGTGCGATGGGGTTGCGGACAACCTTTGGGCACAAAGGGTTCGTGGCCTCTTTACAACATAGCATCTGAAATCGTGGACATTATACCTATGATTCGTAAACACGGCAAGATTATCCCTGTAGAGCTTAGAGTTGGTGACGACACTCGTTTCCTCTCGATGCATTGGACTAAGACTCTTCGCCTTTGGCGAGAGAAGAAGTTCGGCGTATCTTTTGGAGAAGAGAAAGGCATCATTTCTAAGACTGCTGTGGAGATATGTAAGCAGTATTTTATAAAACAAGGTGAAGTTACACCATTAAGTGCTACATTAGTTGATAAGGCTTACGGCGATTTTGCCTCCTTTGGGATGGTAATAAACCGTTTGCATGAATCTTCTTCTATACCTTATAGTTCTGAACGATTCAAATTGCTTGCTTCTGAAACCTCTTTCGCGTTTCGTCGCGATGGAACTCGGGGCGTTCGCAATTCGTTTCTTCTTAACCGTTTGGCTATTTTAGAACTTTACTG